CGACGTCGAACAGGCCGCGGCGCGCGTCGGCGACCATGCGGAGGAACCCGTCGCGGCCCTCGGCGGTGCGCCCCGTGGTGGCGTCGTCGTGGTACACGCGGGCGATGGCGGCGCCGTCGCGCTCGGCGGCCTGGCGGCACACGCGCACCTGGTCCTCGATGGACTCCTCGCGCTGGCCCGCGCTGCTGTACCTGGCGTATATGACGGCGTTGGCCACGGCTAGCCCTCCTCCGCCGCGTTCGCGGGGTCCTTCGCCAGCGACGTGGCCACGCTGTGCAGTATGTGGCGCCCGTTCTCGTTCATGGAGTCGTAGGCGTTTTCTATAGCTTCCAAGCGCTTATCTATCACACGTACAGGGCGCGGCGCGGGCTCATCTTGAACACCCATAGCTGCAGCAATCGCGCCAGGTTCTGTGAAATCGTACCCATACAACTCAGTAACCGACACGCCAAAGAAGTCGGCTATGCGCTTCACTTCCGAGCTTTTCTGCGGCTGGTTTTTGCACTGTTCCCAGTTTCTATACGTTCCCGGGTTCACACCTAGCAGTTCGGCGGCTTCCTTCTGCGAAAGATGCGCGCGTTGTCTGATGGCTTTTAACTCGTAAAGCATGCGCTTTTCACCGCCTATCTGTGTACTTCTACGTTTCCGCGATTATAAATTACAAATTTATTGTTGACTAGTACACGGCTTCTGTGTATCTTACAGATGCACGAAGTTTGTGCATTACTACACGGGTTATATGTACCAACCGAAAGGAGAAGGCAATGACGAGGAGCAGCTACTGGGTGGCGATGGTGAACGAGTGCCACGTGGACAGCCCGACGAACGAGGCGTTCGCGTTCGAGATGGCCGAGAACGGATGCATGGAGGAGACCGAGGAGAGCATCTGCTGCCGCGCCGCCGCCATGTTCGGCTTCGATTTCGAGCGCATCGTGCCGCTGGAGTGCTCCATGCGCACGATGTTCGAGGTGGGCGGCGTGCAGTTCAACCTGTGCGACTCGCTGCAGTTCAGCGTGGCGGGCAAGGGGTGGAGCACCGACTTCGACACCCTGGCCGAGGCCCCGCAGTACGACGAGAAGAAGGAGGAAGAGGAGTAGTGAACGGGAAGCTGATGAAGGAGCGCCGCAAGGCGCTGGGCATGACCCAGATGCAGCTGGCGGTGGCCGTGGGCGCTTCGAGCGTGGCCCTGGTCAGCAGCTGGGAGCGCGGGTGCACCGTGGCCAGCGTGCCGAAGCTCAAGAAGCTGGCAGAGGTGCTGGGCGTGACCATGGAGCAGCTGCTGGAAGAGGAGGAATAGGAATGGCGGTGATCATTGACCATGGCGGAGCGTGGCGAGGAGCGCAGGGACGCGGCGAAGAGGATGGCGCGGTCGCGGCTCATGTCGGCGGTGCGCGCGGCGTTCGAGGCGCCGGGCGTCGAGGAGGAGTTCGAGAGGTGGAAGGCCGCGCGGGAGAAGCCTGCAAGCAAGCCCGCGCAGCCGGAAGCCATGCCCGCGGGGGCGTGACCGGGCGAGTATACGCCAAGGCGGCCGCGAACGCCAACGCCGTGCTGGCCTTCGCGGCGGGGGCCGTGCTGCTCATGGCGCTGCTGACCGGCCAAATGTGCCACAAGGCGTACCTGGACGGCCAGGCGCACGGCATCGCCTACGGCAAGGCTCAGGCCCAGCAGCAGGCCTACGACCGCGGGTACGCCGACGCCGTGAGCGACTACGAGGAGGGCGAGGCCGCATGGGCGCGCTAGGGGCCATCGTGGCCGTCGACCCGGGCTGCCTGCACACGGGCATCGTGTACATGGACGAGCGCCGCGTGATCGACTCGCGCACCATCGGGTTCCCGAAGGGCGTGAGGGGCGACAACGACCTGCTGGACGAGCGCTGCGAGTCCATCTGGCGCCAGCTTGAGCGCTTCCTGGCCGAGCACCCGCACGACCTCGTGGTGCTCGAAGGCTACCAGCAGCAGGGCGGCCGCGGCCACATGAGCATGAGCCACCAGACGCCGTGGCTGGTGGGCAGCCTCACCGCGCACCTGCACAAGGCCGGCGAGCCGTTCACCATCCAGCTGAGCGCCAAGGTGCTCAACCCGAGGGCGCGCGGGAACTGCGCGTGGGCGGTCGACGAGGCGCTGCAGGGGCGCGAGGTCCTGCAGGGCTGCGGCCGCCTGGTGACCAATGAGCACCTGCGCAGCGCGTTCGCGCACGGCCTGTGGTTCTACCAGCGCCATGGCGGGCGCTGATGCGGCGCGGCGAGAGCCTGCGCCCGTGGACCGTCGCGGAAGAGCGCAGGCTGCGCGAGATGGCCGGGCGCGTCCCCCGCCGCGAGATAGCGTGGCGGCTCAGGCGCTCGAACGAGAGCGTGCGCCAGAAGGCGAAGCGCATGGGGCTGTCCCTGCGCTGCTGGGAGCCGAGGTGCGCGCAGACCTGCCCGCGCTGCGGGATGGCGCGGGAGAGGATGGGCAAGAGCGGGGCCTGCAGGCCGTGCGAGCTGCGCGACCTCATAGCGAGGGCCGACGCGGACGCGTCCATGGCCATGGCGATGCTCGGCCACGCCGACCGGGCCACCTACCAGAGGACCGAGGCGCGCACCCAGTCGGGCGTGCCGCCGAAGCCGCCCGAGCCGGACACCAGCGGCATGACGCCCTACCAGGCGGCGAAGGCCCGCGACGAGTGGGCGGGCGCCATGGAGGCGTGGGACGTGCGCAGGCTGACCCGCGTGCTGAAGGCCAAGCGCAGGCGCGTCGAGCGCATGCGAAAAAAAATCCCGAATCAATGACACTTTTATATTTTGCCTGATAGGAGGCACCGAACATGGAACTGAAGCGAGTCAAGACCGCCGACGTGTACCCGAGCGAGGGCAACCCGCGCGAGGACATGGGCGACCTGGAGGCGCTGGCCGCCAGCTTCGAGCTGAACCCGAAGAGCCCGGGCGAGCCGCTGAACCCGCCGCTGCTCGTGCGCGACGGCGGCGTGTACCGCATCGTGGACGGCGAGCGCCGCTGGCGCGCCATGGGCATCGCGGGCACCAAGGAGTTCGACGCGGTGGTGTGCGAGGACTGGGCCGACGCGGACGCCGCGCTGGCGATGCTGGCCACCGACGACAAGAAGCCGCTCGACGAGGTGGAGCGCAGCCGCGGCGTGCAGCGCGCCCTGCTGCTGGGCGTGGAGCCGCAGAAGGTCGAGAAGGCCGCCCGCCGCAAGGGGCTGCGCAAGGTCAAGAAGGCCGCCGAGCGCCTGGGCGGCGAGGCCGAGCTGATGAGCATCGACCACCTGCTGGCCGTGGCCGAGCTGGCCGACGACCACCCCGAGCTGTCCGACGAGGTGGCCAACGCCGACGAGGGCGCGTGGGAGCGCGTTTACAGGGAGGCCAGGGCGCAGGTCGAGCGCGAGCGCGCCGCCCAAGCCCTGCGAGACAAGGCCGCCGAGCTGCGCCTTGGCCTGGAGGAGCGCGGCGACCGCCCCGACCGCCCCGAGGGCATGTGCTACGCGCTGACGTGCCGCACGCCCGAAGACCTGGAGGCCGCGGCCGAGGAATACGCCGGCGGGGCGCTGTACGCGCTGCTCGTGAGCAAGTACGACGGCGCGCGCGTGGTGGTCTACACCGCCCTGCCCGACGACGCCGTGGACCCTTCGCGCGAGGCCGCCAAGGAGCGCAGGGACGCCATGGCCGCCCGCATCGAGGACATGCTGCACAGCGTGCGCGCGTTCCTCGTGCCGAGCCTGATGCGCCCCCTCGACTGCCGCGAGGCTCGCGAGTGCATGGAGGAGGCCGTGAAGTCATGGCTCGGCGACCGCGAGTCCAAGTGGGACAACGGCGGCAAGGCGGCGTGCTGGCTCGACGAGGCCGAATGGGGAGGCGCCCGCCCCGACGGAGCGGCCAGCGGCATGGTTGCCGCCTGCATCGCCCGCGACTGGCTGGCCGGCGCCGAGCCGAACCGCACGGTGCTGGGCATGGCGTGCGGCCTGGACGAGATGAGCGACTACGGGCGCGACCAGCTGACGCACTTCCTGGACGCCATGGGCGCCGCGGCGGGCGACGGCTGGGAGCCGAGCAGGGAGGACATGGCGCTGATGGCCGAGCTGTCGGCGGCGTGCAAGGAAGACGAGAGCGAGGAGCTGTAATGGTGAAGATCGCATCGGTGGAGGCCGAGAACGTCAAGCGCGTGAAGGCCGTGTACCTGGAGCCGAAGGCCGACGGGCTGACGGTCATAGGCGGCCGAAACGGCCAGGGCAAGACGAGCGTGCTGGACGCCATCGCGTGGGCGCTCGGCGGCGACAAGATGCGCCCGAGCAACGCCAAGCGCGAGGACGCCGCCGGCGACCCGCAGCTGCGCGTGGTGCTGGACAACGGCATCGTGGTGGAGCGCAAGGGCAAGAACAGCTCGCTGAAGGTCATCGACCCGAGCGGCAACAAGGGCGGCCAGCAGCTGCTGAACTCGTTCACCGAGCAGCTGGCCCTGAACCTGCCCAAGTTCATGCAGGCCAGCGACAGGGAGAAGGCCGAGACGCTGCTGTCCATCATGGGCGTCGGCGAGGAGCTGGCGGCCCTGGACGCGCAGAAGCAGGCGGCCTACAACCAGCGCCTGGCCGTGGGCCAGATGGAGCGCCAGAAGCGGGGCGCGGCCAACGACATGCGGCACTGGCCGGACGCGCCGGCGCAGGAGGTGAGCGCGTCCGAGCTCATCGCCGAGCAGTCGGCCATCCTGGCGCGCAACGGCGAGAACCAGCGCAAGCGCATGGAGGCCCAGCAAGTCAAGGCGCGCCTGGACGCGGCCATGGGAGAGCTGGCGCGCATGAACGAGCAGAGCGCCGAGCTGGCGCGCCGCATGGCCGAGAAGTCGGCGGAGGTGGAGCGGCTGAGCGCCGACGCGGCCACCGCCGCCAAGACCGCCGAGCAGCTGCGCGACGAGTCCACCGCCGAGCTGGAGGAGCAGCTGCGCCAGGTCGAGGCCGTCAACGACAAGGTGCGCACCAACATGCGCCGCGCCGCCGCGATGGCCGAGGCCGACGAGCTGAAGGCTCAGTACGACGAGCTGGATGAGCGCGTGCGCGGCCTGCAGAAGGCCCGCACCGACCTGCTGCGCGGAGCGAAGCTGCCGCTGGAGGGGCTGACCGTGGAGTTCGACGCCAAGGGCGAGCCGCGCCTGGAGTACCAGGGACAGCCGTGGGACTGCATGAGCGGCAGCGAGCAGCTGAAGGCGGCCACGGCCATCGTGCGCGAGCTGAAGCCGGAGTGCGGCTTCGTGCTGGTGGACAAGCTTGAGCAGATGGACCCGCAGACGCTGGCCGAGTTCGGGCAGTGGGCCGAGGGCGAGGGCCTGCAGGTCATCGGCACCCGCGTGGGCACCGGCGGCGAGTGCAGCCTGGTCATCGAGGACGGGCGCGGGCAGCTGGGCGACCCCGAGGGAGACGAGGAGCGCATGGTGGCCGAAAGCCTCCGCGAGTGCGCGGCGGACAGCGGCTGCCCGGAGTGCACCATCCCGCACGACGGGGCGTGCGCGCCCGCGGCGGCGAAGGGCTGGGTGATTCAGTAATGGCCATCCAGATAACGCGAGGGGCCGCGCAGAAGCCCCAGAAAGTCGTGATCTATGGCGTCGAGGGCATCGGCAAGACGACGCTGGCCGCGCAGTTCCCCAACCCCCTGTTCGTCGACACCGAGGGCGGCACCGAGGGATACGACGTGGCCCGAACGCAGACCCCGCAGAGCTGGACGGCGCTCAAGGGCCTGCTGCGCGACGTGGCGGCGGAGCGCCCGTGCGGCACGCTGGTGCTCGACACCGCCGACTGGGCCGAGCGCCTGCTGTGCGCCGAGCTGTGCGCGCAGCACAAGTGGGACTCCATGGAGACGCTGGGCTTCGGCAAGTGCTGGCAGTTCGCACTGGAGGAGTTCGGCCGCATGCTCGACCTGCTCACCGACGTGCGCGACGCGGGCATGAACGTCGTGGTCACGGCGCACGCCATGGTCTCCAAGTTCGAGCAGCCCGACGAGGCCGCGAGCTACGACCGCTGGACCATGAAGATGTACAAGAAGGACGCCGCGCTGCTCAAGGAATGGGCCGACGCGCTGCTGTTCGTCAACTACAAGACCATCGTGGAGATGGTCGGCGAGGGCTTCATGGCCAAGGGCAAGGCGCGCGGCGCCAAGCGCACGATCTTCTGCACGCACCAGGCCACGTGGGACGCGAAGAACCGCTGGGGACTTCCCGACGAGGTGCCGCTGGGCTACGAGGCCATAGCGCCGCACGTGCCGAGCCTCGGGACCGACCCGCGCGTGCCCGCCCCCGCCCCGCAGGCGCGGCCCATGCCGCAGCCCCAAGCCAAGCCCGCCCCGCAGGCGCAGGGCGACGCGCCTGGGACCATCGCCGCGAAGAAGGGGCTGCCCGCGTTCTGGGCACCCGCCTGCGAGCTGATGGAGCGAGACGGCGTGAGCCTGGCCGAGGTGCTGAACTTCGCGGTGCTGCAGGGCCACTTCACGCCCGACACGCCGCCCGAGGCGTACCCGCCCGACTACATCGCCGGGCTGATCGTGCCGCAGTGGGAGACGGTGAAGGCCAAGGTGGCCGAGTACCGCGGCGGCGAGGACATCCCCTTCTAACGAGACGCATGACGAAAGGAAGAGAACATGGCGGAAATGCAAGACGAGGTGCTGGACTGGGACCTCACCGAGGCGGACCCCGACGACGGAAGCCACGGCGGCTGGACCGTGCTGGAGGACGGCTTCTACCCGTTCACCGTCCAGAAGATGGAGCGCGCCCGCTTCGAGGGCAGCGCGAAGATGCCGGCCTGCCCCATGGCGGTGCTGACGCTCAAGGTGCAGGGCGCCGGCGGCGAGGAGGCGCTGGTGACCCAGCGCGTGTACCTGCTGCAGCGCATGCTGTGGAAGATCACGCAGTTCATGGAGGCCATCGGCCAGGGCCGCAACGAGCGCGGCAAGGTCGTCGTCAACTGGGGCGACGTCGAGGGCCGCGGCGGCTGGCTCAAGCTCAAGAAGCGCTCGTACACCAACCGCGACGGCCAGGAGCGCGAGACCAACGACGTGGACTGCTTCTGCAAGCCGGAGGAGCACGAGAAGGCGTGGCGAGCCTACGCCAAGCAGTGCGGCGAGGACCCCGACGCGGCGCTGAGCGCCCCGCAGGCGGCCCCGACCCAGCAGGCGCCAGCCCAGCAGGCGTACGCGCCCCAGGCGGCTTCCTACGCGCCCCAGGCGGCCCCGCAGCCGCAGCAGCAGTACCAGCAGCAGGCCATGGCGGGAATGCCCACCCCGCAGCCGCAGGCGGGGGCGTCGCAGCACCCCGGCTGGGGCATCCAGTAGCCCATGGAGCTTAGGCCGTACCAGCGGGAGGCCGTGGACGCCGTGGAGGCCGAGTGGGAGCAGGGCCGGAGGCTGACGCTCCTGGTCCTGCCCACCGGCTGCGGCAAGACCGTGGTCTTCTGCAACGTGGCCAAGGACGTGGTGGACCGGGGCGGGCGCGTGCTCATCCTGGCCCACCGCGGCGAGCTGCTGCAGCAGGCCGCCGACAAGCTCCAGGCCGCCACCGGCCTGGGGTGCGCGGTGGAGAAGGCGGAGGAGACCAGCCTGGGCAGCTGGTACCGCGTCACCGTCGGCAGCGTGCAGAGCATGATGAGGGCGAGGCGGCTGGCGCGCTTCCCCGCCGACTACTTCAGCGCCATCGTGGTCGACGAGGCGCACCACGCGCTGTCGGACAGCTACCGCGCCGTCCTCGACCACTTCCCCGGCGCCAAGGTGCTGGGCGTCACCGCCACCGCCGACCGCGGCGACAAGCGCGACCTGGGCCAGCTGTTCGAGAGCGTGGCCTACGAGTACACGCTGCCGACGGCCATCCGCGAGGGGTACCTGTGCCCCATCCGGGCGCAGACCGTGCCGCTGTCCATCGATCTGGCGGGCGTGAAGGTCTCCGCGGGCGACTTCGCCGCCGGCGACCTGGGCACGGCGCTCGACCCGTACCTGGAGCGCATCGCCGACGAGATGCTGGCGGCGGGGTGCATGCGGCGCAAGACCGTGGCGTTCCTGCCGCTCGTGGCCACCTCCAAGAAGTTCGCGGCGGCGCTGGCCGCCAAGGGCTTCGACGCCATGGAGGTCGACGGCGAGAGCGAGGACCGCGCCGAGGTGCTTGGGCGCTACGAGCAGGCCGGCCCCGGCGCGGTGCTGTGCAACTCCATGCTGCTCACCGAGGGCTGGGACTGCCCGAGCGTGGACTGCGTGGTGGTCCTGCGGCCCACGAAGGTGCGCAGCCTGTACGTGCAGATGGTCGGGCGCGGCACGCGCCTGAGCCCGGAGACGGGCAAGGCGGAGCTGCTGGTGCTCGACTTCCTGTGGATGACCGAGAGGCACGACCTGTGCCGCCCGGCGCACCTGGTGGCGCAGTCGCCCGAGGTGGCGGCGCGCATGACCGAGCTGGCCGAATCGGCGCCCGGCGGGGTCGACCTTGAGGCGTGCGAGCGGCAGGCCAGCGCCGACGTGGTGGCGCAGCGCGAGGAGAGCCTGGCGCGCGAGCTGAAGGCGATGAAGGGCCGCAAGCGCAAGCTGGTCGACCCCGTGCAGTTCGAGATGAGCATCCAGGCCGAGGACCTGGCCGGCTGGGAGCCCGCGTTCCCCGCCGACCTGGAGCCGCCGACGGACAAGCAGCTGTCGGCGCTGGAGCGCTTCGGCATCTTCCCCGACGAGGTGGCGTGCAAGGGCAAGGCCAGCCTGCTGCTGGAGCGCCTGGACAAGCGCCGCCGCGAGGGGCTGACGACGCCCAAGCAGATACGCTGCCTGGAGCGCTTCGGCTTCTCGCATGTGGGCACGTGGCCGTTCGACGCGGCCAGCAACATGATCAGCCGCATAGCGGCGCAGGGCTGGCGCGGCGTCCCGCGCGGCGTCGACCCCGCGACGTACGACCCGACGACGATGGAGGTGTAGGAGATGGACGGGAGCCTTCTGGGCGAAGACCTCGACGGCATCCTGGCGGCGCTGCCGGCGTCGTCGCTCGACTACCAGGAATGGGTGGGCGTCGGCATGGCGCTCAAGGCCGAGGGCTACGGCTGCGAGGTCTGGGACGCGTGGAGCGCCGCCGACGCGGCGCGCTACCACGCCGGCGAGTGCGAGCGCAAGTGGCGCTCCTTCGGCGACGGCGGCGAGGGCCGCGTGAACGGCGGCACGCTGGTGCAGATGGCCCTGGAGCGCGGCTACGAGCCGCCCGGCTGGGGCGACGACGAGGCGTTCGGCTGGGACCTCGCCGAGGCCGACCCGTGGGACGGCCCGGGGGCGCCGGGCGGGCGCGAATGGCGCACGACGCGCCCGCAGCAGCAGGGCCAGGCGAAGCCCGCCAACATCGTGGTCGACCCCACGTGGCTGGAGGGCGAGGAGCTGCGCGAGCCCGATGGCGACGCGTGGCACCCCGCCGACCAGCTGACCCGCTACCTGTCGGCGCTGTTCGACCCCGAGGACATAGTGGGCTACGTCACCGCCGCGTTCGAGCGCGACGGGCGGTGGACGCCCGCGGGCAAGGGCGACTGCACCCGCACCGCCGGCGAGATCATCCAGCAGCTGGCCAAGTACGGCGACGATTTGAGCTACACGCTGGGCCAGCCGAACGCCGAGGCGGGCGCGTGGATACGCTTCAACCCGCTCGACGGGCAGGGCGTGCGCAACGACAACGTGGCGGAGTTCCGCTACGCGCTCGTTGAGTCCGACGAGATGGCGCCGGGCCGGCAGATGGCCATCATGCGCGCCCTGGAGCTGCCCATCGCGGCGGTGGTCCACAGCGGCAACAAGTCCGTGCACGCCATCGTGAGGGTGGACGCCAAGGACTACGACGAGTACCGCAAGCGCGTGGACTTCCTGTACCGCACCTGCGCGGACAACGGCCTGAAGCTGGACACGCAGAACAAGAACCCCAGCAGGCTGAGCCGCATGCCGGGCGTGGAGCGCGCCGGGCGCAAGCAGTGGCTCGTGGCCGAGTCCATGGGCCGGGCCAGCTGGAAGGACTGGCGGGAGTGGCTGGACGAGCAGAACGACGACCTGCCCGACCCCGAGACGCTGGCCGCCACGTGGGACGACATGCCCGAGCTGGCCCCGCCGCTCATCGAGGGCGTGCTGCGCCAGGGGCACAAGATGCTCCTGGCGGGGCCGTCCAAGGCGGGCAAGTCGTTCGCGCTCATCGGGCTCACCGTGTCGCTGGCCGAGGGGCTGCCGTGGTTCGGCTGGAGGTGCGCCCAGGGCCGCGTCATGTACGTGAACCTGGAGCTGGACCGGGCATCCTGCCTGCACCGCTTCCGCGACGTCTACGCCGCCATGGGCGCCGAGCCGCGCAACCTGGACAACGTGTGCATCTGGAACCTGCGCGGCAAGTCCAAGCCGATGGACCAGCTGGCGCCGGCGCTCATACGGCGCGCGGCCAAGGAGCGCCCCATCGCCGTGATCATCGACCCCATCTACAAGGTCATCACCGGCGACGAGAACAGCGCGGACCAGATGGCGGCGTTCTGCAACCAGTTCGACAAGGTGGCCGACGGGCTCGGCTGCGCGGTCATCTACTGCCACCACCACTCCAAGGGCGCGCAGGGCGGCAAGCGCTCCATGGACCGCGCATCCGGCTCGGGCGTGTTCGCGCGAGACCCCGACGCGCTGCTGGACATGCTGGAGCTGCACGTGTCCGACGAGCTGCGCGCGCAGCTGGAGGCCCGCGCGGTCGGCCAGCAGGCCGCGGGCTTCATGGACGCCAACGCCGCGCGGCTGGGCGCGGGATGGCGGGCCGAGGTGCCCGAGGACGACCTGGCGGCGGGCGGCGACAAGCTCATGGCCGCGTGCCGCTCCATCGTGCAGGCGCGCGCGCCGGAGTGGACCAAGGCGTACCTCGACGGCATCCTGGCCGCGCGGGGCAGGGCCAAGGCGATGAGCGCCTGGCGCGTGGAGGGCACCCTGCGCGAGTTCCCGCGCTTCGAGCCGGTGGACCTGCTGTTCGACTACCCCATGCACGCGGTCGACCGCACGGGGCTTTTGGCCGACGCCAGCCCCGAGGGCGAGGAGATGGGGCGCATGGACTACCGCGCCCAGGGCCGCGAGCGCAAGGCCAGGAACGACGCCAAGAAGCAGGAGGAGAAGCTGGCGGCGCTGCGCGAGGGCATGGCCGCATGCGCCGAGGACGGCGTGGACGCCACCGTGGCCAACGTGGTGGAGCGCATGCCCGAGGTGAACGGCAAGCAGGTGACCAAGGCCACCGTGCAGTCATGGGTCAAGGCTTCGGCCAACGAGTGGTGCACGATCATCAGCGAGGGAGGCAAGGGCAACCAGCCAGGCGTGCTGCGCGACCCCGAGATGGAGGACGCCATGACGGGCTGGTAGGCGGCTGTTGCGTGTATGTATGGACTATCCCTAAAGGGATAAGTGTATCCATACAGACAAAACCAACTAGTTGGATGGCGGCGGGGCCGTGCGTGCGGGCTGAAGCCGCGCCCGCACTCGTGCGCGGTGGCCACGCCCCGCCATCCATGCAACTAGACGAAATACGAACGAACGAAGGAGAACGAACATGGGAATCATCTGCGAGGCCTGCGGGCGCGACATCGACGCCCTGGGGCAGGACAACATGGGAGTGGACGCGCCGCTGTGCGAGGACTGCTGGAACGAGCGGCAGGGCCGCGCGGCGGAGTCGCTGCGCCGCGAGGTTCGCGACCTGAGGTTCGAGAACGCCCGCCTGCGCGAGAAGCTGGACGCCAAGGTCGAAGACGCGGTGGACCCCACATGGGTCTGCAGGATGCGCAACACGGCCGTGCAGAACCTGCGCAAGGACATCGAGGCGGCCTACAAGGTGAGCCGCGAGCGAGCCCTGGCGCTCACGAAGCTGGACGAGTGCGAGATGTGGCTCGGGCGCTGCGAGCCCAAGGAGACGGCGGCGCCGACGCTCGAGGGCGCGGCCCAGGACGCCGCCATGCCGTGCCTGAAGGACGCGCACGTGGAGCTGAACGTGGAGCTGAGGCCCGATGCGCTCGCCGATGCGGCGGCGAAAAGCCTGCGCGAGTCCATGCAGCCGGCCCTGCGGATGGCGGTGAGGTAGCCATGGAGCGGCAGACGAGGACCAAGCGCCGCCCCAGCATCGAGGTGCGCTGCCCGGAGTGCGGCACGCGCGACGTGTGGCACCACCTGCCGAAGGGCGGAGACCGCTGCCGGTGGTGCGGGCACCCGTTCGAGGACTTCGCGTACCGCAAGGTCGGCCCGAAAGAGGGCGGCGCGCGATGACGAACTGGGAATACTACTTCGGGACGCCGGAGAGGGCGACGCGCATGGAGGTGCGCGTGACGACGTGGCCGCTGCTCATCGCGGTGAGCGAGGTCGACCCGCACACGAGGTGCGCGAAGCACTCGCGCATCGTCGGCGAGTTCGCGCAGTGGGCCGAGTACGCAGCGTGGATGCATGCCGAGCGCGACGACGGGACAATCAGGTGGGAGGAGGACGCGTGAGGAACCTCAACTGGGGCTGCCTGCTGTTCCTGGCCGCGGCGCTGGCCGTCGACGCGCTGCTGTTCATGGCGGCGCGCTCGCTCGCGATGGGGCTCCTGTCCCTGTACGCGTCGGCGTTCTAGGCGCGGGCGACACCGCTGGCAGCATATCGTCGCGCGGACGGGCCAGGGCAAGCCCGCCGGCGACCTCCTATTCGGGTCGGGCCGTCCTTCGGGGCGGCCCTTCCTCGTTTCCGGGGCGACACGTGCCAGACCATGGCCGGCATGGGAAGCAGCAAGAGGGACATAACGCCGGCGCAGGAGCGCTACTGCCAGGAGAGGGCCAAGGGCGCGACGCAGCGCCAGGCCTACCTGCGCGCGTTCCCGTCCAGCGAGAGATGGAAGCCCGAGACCGTGGACAAGCGCGCCTGCGAGCTTGAGGCGCGGCGGAAGGTTTCGGGAAGGTTCAAGGAGCTGCAGAAGGCGGCGGCAGCGGCCGCCGTCGTGACGCGCGCGGAGATAGTCGGCGCGCAGGCCATGCTGCTGCGCAAGGGCGTGGCCGCCGTGGAGGCGCACAGCCTGGCGGACAAGGACCTCGCCCCGGCCGTCAAGGCGCTGGCCGACGCGAGCGACCGCCTGATGGCGTGGCTGCCGGAGGACGAGCCCGACGAGCGCCCCGCGTTCGTGCGGGACTTCGCGCTGCTGCTGGGCCCGCGCTTCCTCGCGCCGCACCGCATGATAGCCGACGGCTACCGCGGCGATATCTGGCTGGCCGGCGGGCGCGGCTCGTGCAAGTCCTCGTTCTGCTCGCTGGAGGTCGTCAACCACATCGAGCGCAACCCCGACCAGCACGCCGTGGTGCTCATGAAGCGCAAGGCGGACCTGCGCGACGCGGCCTACGCCCAGGTGGTGTGGGCCATCCGCGCGCTCGGGCTGGAGGACCAGTACGACATGCCGGAGTCCACGCTGCGCATCACCAAGAAGGCCACGGGGCAGAAGATCATCTTCCGCGGCTGCGACAACGCGAACAAGATCAAGTCCATCAAGGTGCCGTTCGGCTACGTGGGCTGCGTGTGGTTCGAGGAGGCCGACCAGTTCCGCGGCATGGCCGAGGTGCGCAAGGTCACGCAGTCGCTCACGCGAGGCGGCGAGAGCTGCGTGCGCCTGTACTCGTTCAACCCGCCGCGCTCGGCGCGCTGCTGGGTCAACGCCGAGATGGAGCGCCGCGAGGCCGAGGGCCTGCCGGTGTTCCGCTCCACGTACCTGGACGTGCCGCCGGAGTGGCTGGGCGGGCAGTTCATCGCCGACGCCGAGGAGCTGAAGCGGACCGACGAGCGCGCGTACCGCCACGAGTACCTGGGCGAGCCGGTGGGAATCGGCACCGAGGTGTTCGACAACGTGGTGTTCCGCGCCATCACCGACGAGGAGATCGCGCAGTTCGAGCGCCTGCGTTTCGGCCAGGACTTCGGCTGGTACCCCGACCCGTGGGCCGTGACCGGCAGCGAGTGGAGGCCCGGCCGGCGCGAGCTGCTGACGTTCTGCGAGGACGGCGCGAACAAGCTGCCGCCCGACGAGCAGGCCGAGCGCATCAAGGCGCTGCTCACGTGGAGCGACGAGGAGGGCCGCGCGCCCGTATACCACCACCTGCCCGTGCTGTCCGACGACGCCGACCCCACGGCCATCGCCGTGCAGCGCGACCACGGCGCGAACGCCCGGGCGGCGGGCAAGGGCAAGCCTGGCCGCATGGCCAGCTACCGCTTCCTGCAGTGCCTCGCGGCGTGGGTCATCGACCCCGCGCGCTGCCCGAGGCTGGCGGCGGAGGTGCGGGCCCTGGAGTACGCGCAGTCCCCGGACGGCGAGGTGCTCAACGAGATACCAGACGGGAACGACCACTGGGTGGACGCGACCCGCTACGCGACGATGGACGAGGCGCGCAGGGCGCGCGGATACAGGAAGGCGGCATAGATGGCCAAGGGCGAGACTTACGAGCAGTTCGTGGAGAAGTTCAGGGTGAAGAAGACCACCGACGACTGCTACACGCCGCCGCTGGTCTACGAGGCCGTCAAGGGCTGGGCGTGCCGCGAGTACGGCATCGACCCGGCCCGCGTCGTTCGCCCCTTCTGGCCCGGCGGCGACTACGAGCGCTTCGAGTACCCGGAGGGCTGCGCGGTCATCGACAACCCGCCGTTCTCCATCCTGTCGGCCATCTGCGCGTTCTACATCGACCGCGGCGTGCCGTTCCTCCTTTTCGCGCCGAGCCTGACGTGCCTGGGCGGCGCGAGCGTGTGCATGCGCATGAACCACCTCATCACCGACTGCGCCGTGGTGTACGAGAACGGCGCCGAGGTGCGCACCTCGTTCGTCACGAACATGGGCGGCGGCGAGTACGTGATGCAGAGCGCGCCGCGGCTCACCCGCGAGGTCAACGCCGCCATCGAGGCGAGCCGCGAGCGCAGGACCGTGCCGCGATACGAGTACCCCTACGAGGTGGCCACGGCGGCCATGCTGCAGCGCTATGCCAAGTACGGCGTGGAGTTCGGCGTGCGCCGCGACGAGTGCGTGCGCATCGCCGCGCTGGACATGCAGCGCGACCAGGGCAAGGCGATATTCGGCGGCGGACTCCTGCTGGGCGAGCGAGCCGCAGCAGAGCGAGCCGCAGCAGAGCGAGCCGCAGCAGAGCGAGCCGCAGCAGAGCGAGCCGCAGCAGAGCGATGGACCCTGAGCGCGCGCGAGCGCGCGGTCATCGACGGGCTGCGGGGATAAGGAGACCGCAAGATGGCAACCGACGAGTTCAGCGTGCCGGCGCACGTGACCAAGAAGCTGAAGGAGCTGGGCTACGCCCTGGACACCTCCATGGATTCGTACATCCAGGCCTGGTACGACTGGTACAGCGGCAAGGACGACTGGTACAAGGAGGGCTACACCGACCTGCAGGGCCACAGGCGCAAGCGCGACCGCATGAGCATCAGGCCCGCCAAGCGCGTGGCCGCCGAGTGGGCCAGCCTTCTGGTGACCGACGACACCGAGGTGAGCGTGGAGGGCGCGCAGGCCAACGAGTGGCTGCAGGACTGGCTCGACCGCGCGAACTTCTGGCCCACGGGGCAGTTGATCGTGGAGAAGGCCTTCGCCATGGGCACGGCGGCCTGGGCGCTGTGGTTCGACGTGCGCGACGACGGGGCGGCCGTCAAGGTGCGCCGCTACGACGCCCGCATGGTGCGCCCGCTGTCCTGGGACGAGGAGGGCGTGAGCGAGTGCGCGTTCGTGACCCGCGCCGCCGTCAAGGGCAAGCGCGCCGACCAGCTGCAGGTGCACGCCTGGGACGCCGACACGGCCAGCTACCACATCCGCACGTACCTGTTCGAGGAGGGCAGGCAGCTCGACGCCGAGGACAACGGCATCCTGGAGGACTTCGACACGCAGCAGGCCTGCCCCACGTTCGGCATCGTGAGGCCCGCGCTGGAGAACACGTACGTGGACCTGTCCCCGTACGGCCAGAGCGTGTTCGCCGACGCGGTGGACGCCGTGAAGGCGGTGGACCTGGCCTTCGACTCCATGTTCCAGGAGGTGGATTTGACTCGGCCCAAGGTGTTCGTGGACGAGTCGATGGTGGATGTGCGCAGCGAGAACGGCAAGGTGGTGCCCGTGCCGAAGGTGGAGGGCCGCCTGTTCCGCAAAATGGTGGGCCGCGACGTAACCAAGGACCTCATCGACATCTACAGCCCGAACATCCGCATCGAGCCGCTGCGCTCCGCGTTCGACGTGGCGCTGGCCGAGCTGGGCGAGCTGTGCGGCTTCGGCCAGCAGTACTTCGCGCTGGACCGCACGGGCGGCCTGAAGACGGCTACCGAGGTGACCGCCGACAACTCCGCGCTGATGCGCAACGTCCGCAAGCACGAGAACGTGCTGCGCGGAGCCATCCAGCGCGTGGTGACCAGCCTGCTCAACTGCGCCCGCATCCACTGCGGCGCGGCCATCGAGGAGGACTTCGGCGCGGTGAGCGTGCAGTTTGACGATTCGGTCATCACGGACACACAGACCGAGAAGACCACCATGATGGCCGAGATAGCGGCGGGCGTGCTGCCGAAGTGGCGCTACGCCGTGGAGTTCTACGGCATGAGCCCCGAGGAGGCGCAGGCGGCGCTGCCCGCCGAGCAGGTGCTGGATGTGGGGTTCTAGCATGCTGAGCCCCGAGTACCTGGACCAGGCGGGCGAGAAGGTGGCCAGCGTCTACCGCCAGATAGAGGCCGACATGCTGGCATACCTGGCGCGCCGCATGGTGGAGGGCGACATAGCCGACCAGCGCAGCCTGACCGCCCTGGAGCTGCTGGCGCAGTCCAGCGCCTCCAAGCTGATGGAGATCATCGGCGAGCGCGAGGCCGACATAAGCCGCGCCGTGAGGCTTGAGGTGACCGACGCCATCAAGCGGTGCAGTGCGGATGACCTGCGCCGCATCAAGCAGGGCCTGGGCGTGGACCTTGAGGCCGCGACCACCCGCCAGGCGGCGCTCACCATCGGCGGCGTGGCCCGCATCCTGGCCCGCGACAACATCGACATGGCCGAGGGCGCGCGGCGCGCGTTCCTGGACGCCAGCACGTGGGCCGTGATGCAGGTGAACAGCGGCGCCATGACCACCGAGCGCGCGCTGCACATGGCGGTGCGCAGGCTTGAGCGAGACGGCGTGAGCGTGGTGCAGTACCGCAACGCCGCCACCGGCGCGCAGACCGTGGCCAACAAGGTGGACGTGGCCGTGCGCCGCCACATCCGCACGCAGATACTGCAGGACGGCATGGCCATGACCGAGGGCATCATGGACCAGGCGGGCGTGCAGCTTGTGGAGGTCTCCAGCCACGGCGGCAGCCGCCCGAGCCACGCCAAGTGGGAGGGCCGCGTCTATAGCCGCCACGGTGACCAGGTAATCGACGGAGTGCTGTACCGCGACTTCAAGACGGCGTGCAACTGGGGCGACGTGGCGGACGGCATCGGCGGCGCGAACTGCCGCCACAGCTACAGCGCGTGGTTCCCCGGCATGAAGCGCCTGTACGAGCCGGACCCGCCCCACCCCAGCGGCCTGGACAACGCCGAGGTGTACGAGCTGACGCAGAGGCAGCGCGCGGGCGAGCGCGAGATACGCGCCACCAAGCGCGAGCTGGCGGGCGCGCAGATGCTGTACGAGAAGAGCGGCGGCCTGTCCGACCGCGCCGAGGTATCGCGCCTGCAGATACGCCTGCGAGACCAGCAGGCGCGCATGCGGCAGCTGGTGGCCGAGAACCCCAAGGTGCTGCAGCGCAGCCCGCGGCGCGAGTGGGCCGGGGACATGCCGAAGGTGACGCTGCCCGTGAAGGCGAGCGGGCGCAAGCTGGACGATCTGCTCAAGGAGCGCAGCGACGCCATCAAGGCCAAGGGGCTGAGCGTTTCGGAGGTGCGCGGCGGAATTGTGGCCAAGCTCAAGGAGCAGGACATGACCGCCAAGGACTTCGCGCAGCTGGCGCGCAAGGAGCAGAACGGCATGCTCGACAACGCGACGAAGCAGTCTGGCGCGCTCAACAATAAGAACGACCCGGACTACGAGCGCAGGAACGCGCACGCCGTGAGCTACTACGAGGAGCTGAGGAACCGGGACCGCGGCACCATCGCAAGGAAGATAGCCAGGGAATCAAGCATCGACGAGAAGACGGCGCGCAAGGCATTCGAGCACCTGTTCGTGGAGGAGCACGACCTGGAAGACGGGCACCGCCGATTCTGGGAGGACTATCACATAGCCCAGTCGGTCCAGCGCCTCCTGCTAGGCGAAGGCGTGCAGGAACACGACCGCATCCTTTTCAAGCATGAGGCGCTTGAGGCCGAGTACATGGCGCAGGGCATGGCGCAGGGCGCAGCCCACGACGCGGCGAATCTGCGGTACAATTACGCCGAAGCGCTGAAACAATGGCGAGAAGAGAACGGGGTGGATTAAGTGCTCAAATTCGAGAAGATAAGCGATGACGGCAACGTGGCGACCTATGCCTACCACCCCGGTGGCTCCGGTGCTCCAGGAACGGCTACCTACGACCGCGCGAGCAGCAAGGCAACACTGGTAAAAAAATCACCCGACGAAGATGGAATGAGCGCCGGGCAGATGATGGCATGCCTGCGAAGAATGGCATCGGCCGGAGACTTCAAGCAGAGCGGCACCGTAGCCTGGTACTAGCCACAAAACAACCGAACAGAACCGAACGCGAAGCCGTCCCGATGGGGCGGCTTTTCTCATGCCCGGAAACCGCAGGCGACACGTGCCCGACCATCCAACCATCGCGAGGGGCGGCGGCAACGGCCCCGTGCGCGGCAGCGGCGGCAACAGCTGCAATCGACCGAAGCGCGCAGTGAAGCGCGGCAACCAAACACCGGGAAGGACGGTACGGACATGGCAGACCAGCAAGACCCCAAGGACCCCAAGGGCACCGAGGGCAACGGCACCGAGGGCGGCGCCAACACCGAGGGCAACGCCCAGGGAGACCCGAAGCCCAAGGACCCCGAGGGCAACGGCACCAACCCCGAGGGCGCGGGCGAAGGCGGCGGCGAGGGCGGCAAGCCCGGCGCGACCGTCAACCGCCACAAGTACGAGCGCGACCTAGAGGCCAAGGACAAGGAAATCGAGGAGCTGAAGGCGCAGATCGCCGAGGCCGCGAAGACCAAGGAGGGCCGCGAGGAGCTGGAGAAGAAGATGGACGACCTCAAGGCGCAGATGGCGTCCGAGAAGGTCGGCTACCAGCTGGAGCTGGCGGGCTGCGTGAACGTCAAAGCGGCCAAGGCGCTGCTCGACGACTACGACGGCGACGTGGCCAAGCTCAAGGAAGCGTGCCCGTACCTGTTCGGCAAGGAGAAGAAGACCGGCGCCACGGGCGCGAAGCCCACGGGAGCCGTAGGCGACGACGACGCGGAACTCGACCGCGCGTTCGGCCTGAAGAAGAAGCAGTAGGAAGGAGCGGCACATGCCCGCAAACAACCTCGGCGGGGTCGTGGAGAAGTTCACCACCCGCCTCGACCAAGTAATCACCCAGGAGTGCGTCACCGGCGACCTCAACATGAACCAGGACCTGCTGGGCGAGATGAGCGGCAACGGCACCATCAAGATCGCCCGCATGAGCATGGACGGCCTGGCGGACCACAAGCGCGGCCAGGGCTTCACCAAGGGCGGCATCACCATCGAGTGGGACGACTACAAGCTGCAGTACGAGCGCGACCGCGAGTTCAACATCGACGTGCTGGACGACGAGGAGCGCGCCAAGCTCGTGTCCGCCCGCGCCATGGGCGAGTTCGCCCGCACCAAGGTGGTGCCCGAGGTGGACGCCGTGCGCTTCGCCAAGCTGGCCAAGGAGGCGGGCACCACCGTGGCCGCCGACCTGTCCGGCGCCGACGAGACCGTGCAGGCGGTCCTCGACGCGGAGGCCTGCATGGAGGACCACGGCAAGAAGCTGAGCGAGTGCGTGTTCTACCACTCCTCCGCCACCAAGAAGCTGCTGCGCCTGTCCGGCAAGTACCAGCTGTCCGCCGGCCAGAACCCCAACACCAACATCACCACGTGGGACGAGATGAAGATGGTGGGCGTGGCTGGCGACCGCTTCTACACCGCCATCGACCTGCTGGACGGCGTTTCCTCCAGCGAGGAGGAGGGCGGCTACAAGAAAGCGACCACCGGCAAGGGCATCAACTTCATCGTGATGGCCCCCGAGGCCGCGGCGGCCATCGCCAAGCACGAGAAGCTGCGCTACTTCTCCCCCGACATCAACCAGGCGGACGAGTGCCACAAGTGGCAGTACCGCCTGTTCCACGACCTGCTAGTGTACGCCCAGAAGAAGGGCCTCATCTACGTGCACCATGCAACTGCCTAGGAAGGAGAGGTCATGAGCACATTCGTGGGGCTGGAGCTTCCAGCCGAGAAGAAGACGGGCAAGAAGAAGGCCAACAAGGCCGCAGCGCCCGAGCAGCCCGAGCAGAAGCCCGCAGAGCCGGAGCAGAAGCCAGAGGGCGAGCCCGAGCAGCCCGAGCAGAAGGCGTAGCCATGCTGCCCGAGGTAGGCAGCGCGGACTACAAGGGGGCGCATACCTGGGACGAGGTGTGCGCCCATCTCCCCGCCGCCGTGGCCGCCGTGCGCGAAGTCATGGGGTTCAACATCCCCGAGCGCGAGGAGCAGGTGGCGGCGTACAAGGCCGCCGTGTGCGCCGCGCTGGACGTGGACGCGGCCTACGGCTTCTCGGGCGGCGTGGCCGAGAGCCTGCAGTCCATGACCGTGGGCAGCTTCAGCGTCACGCTGGGGCAGCAGGGCGGGCAGAGCGTCTACGAGCAGGACGTGCAGCGGGCCATCCGCCGCGAGCTTTCGGGCACGGGGCTGCTGTGCCAGCGGCTGGGGTGATGCGCCGATGATGCAGATACCCAAGCGCCTGCTGCGTGACCGCATGGTGGTGCTGCTGCCCGACCCCGAGGCCGACTACGCGGGCGAGTACGCCGAGCGCCGCGAGGTGCGCGGGGTGCTGTTCCAGGGCAAAGCCCAGCTGGGGCGCTCCTCGTGGTCCCTGGCGGACGGCGCGAGCGGGCGCGTGTACATGGACGCCCAGAACAGCCGGGGCGCGTTCGAGCTTCCCGTGGGCGCGCGCGTGGAGGTGAGCGGCCCGGAGATACCGGGCACGCTGGCCATGGAGGTCAAGGCCTGCGCACCGTACTGCGGCCTGCGCGGGCTGCACCACTGGGAGGTGGACGTGGGATGAGCAAGCCGAGGATAACCGTGGACCTGTCGGGCATCGAGGCCAAGCTGTCACCCGAGGCAATGCGCGCCAAGCAGGCCGTGTTCGCCCAGCGCGTGGGCAGCGACATGAACGAACGCTGCCCCGTGGACGAGGGAACGCTGCGCGACTCCATGCCAGTGAACAGCGACTTCGAGAAGGGGCAGATAGTGTGGAACACGCCCTACGCCAAGCGCGTGCTCAACGCCGACGGCGTGCGCACCGTTAAGAACCCGAGGGCCTGCCCGCAGTGGCCCGAGGCCGTCAAGGCCGAGCGCCTGGGCGAGTGGCAGAAGATGGCCGGCGCGCTCGTGGCGGACGCAACCGGCAGCGTGGGGGGCACGGACTGATGGGCGTTGCGAGCATCGACTTCTGCGACGTCCTGGCCGCGCGGCTACGCGATGCGGGATACGAGGACGCCCGCGTGCGCCGCCTGGAGAACGTGAGCCGGGGCGGCATCGCCGTGCGCCGCATGCCGCCCACCACGGCGGGCGAGTACTACGGCGGCGGGCGCTCCGTGTCCTACGTGGCCCAGGTGGTCGTGGCGCGGGAGAGCGAGGCGCGGGCCATCGACGAGTGCTGCGCAATCGCGGGCATGCTGCGCGACCTCGACCTGCGCAGCGCCAACGGCTCCTACGGGCTGTCAGCCGCCCGCGTGTACACCGAGCCGCAGGAGCTATACCAGGGGGCCGTCACCGCCTGGGAGTTCCGCATTCAGGCAGACATAACCGTTCGATAGGAAGGAACGAGAACATGGCAGACGAGACCCTCGACTTCGCGCCGAACTACGCGCACACGTTCGAGATCAACACCACGCCGGACTCCGACAAGAAGACCTGGGCCAGCGCCCTGGTGGGCATCACCAACGTGGTGCCGGCAAACGAGGAGACCGTGAGCGAAGACGCCTACTACAACGACCTGGGAGACACGGACAGCTCCGTGGACGCCGTGAAGGTGAGCCTCGCGTTCACCGGCCACCGCAAGTACGGCGACCCCGCGCAGGACTTCATCCAGTCCCGCGCGCTGATGACCAAGAAGAAGCGCAAGACCGACTACCGATGGACCCAGCCGGACGGCACGCTCCTTGAAGGCGTGCTGACCATGGCCGACCTGGTGCCCGGCTCCGCGATGGGCGACGCCAACAGCAAGGGCGACTTCACGTGGACCGCGAAGCTGAATACCATCGCCGAGACGCCCGCCGCGAACGAGGCCATGCCCACCGGCGTGACCGTCTCCGAGGTCAACGTGACCACGAAGGCCCCGAAGCAGGCCGTGGCCTCCGTGCAGCCGCAGGGCTGCAACCAGAAGTGCCACTTCGCGGTGCAGGACGACACCATCGCCACGGTATCGCCGGACGGCATGGTGACCGGCCTCAAGGAAGGGAAGACCAAGCTCACCGTGAAGGCGGCGGCGTGCCCGTCGGTCATGCAGACCGTGGAGGTGACCGTCACCGCAGGCTAGCCGCAGGCGACACAGGCGGGAACATCCCACGACGTGGGGCAGGGACAACGTGAGCCGTCCCTGCCCCTTTTCTTTTGCCAAGGCTCACGGACTAGGAAGGCTCACGTCATGGCAGAACTGATCAGAATCAACCGCGCGGTGGAGACCATCGAGGTGCGCGACGAGAACGGCGATGTGGCGTGCTCGTGGAAGGTGCGCACCGACGACGAAAACCTGGAGCGCATGCTGCGCATGGTGGGCAACGCCATGGACCGCTTCGCCGCGCTCAACGACGAGATGACGCAGGCTGAGACCGACGAGGAGCGCCAGAAGGCCGCCGAGACCATGGCGCGGCTGTTCAAGCGCACCATCACGGCCATTATCGGCGAGCAGGGCTGGCACGACGTGCTGGCCTACATCGGCGACGGCGAGGAGTGCGACCCAGCCGCCAACATCGCCAACCTGGGCGAGGTGTTCGCCGCGCTCACCACGTGGCTGTGGAACCACTGCAGCTCCAAGCAGCTGCGCGAGGCGGGCGTGTACTTCACAGCCGAGAAAGCCAAGCTGCCCATGAACCGCAAGCAGCGCCGCGCCAAGAAGAAGGGCGGCAAGTAGTGGACGCCGCCAGCCTGACCGCCCCGAGGGTGCGGCTTGAGGGCGGCGGCACCGCGCTGCGCTTCCCGTGGAACGGCGAGGAGGTGCTGGTGCGCGACGACAGCCTGACTGCCCTGCAGGTGGCGGCCATCTTCGCGGACGAGGGGATGGCCGAGGCCGAAAAGCCCCGCGAGGTCATCCCCCGTCTGTTCGCGGACCCCGACGCGGCCTTCACGGCATGCGACTACAGCTGGCCCGAGTTCGGGCGGCTGATACAGGCCGCCGTGAACCAGGTGTACGGCATCGACAACTCGGGAGGGCCGAAGCGCCCGCCGCTGTGGGACCCCGAGGAGGACGCCGCCTGCATACGCGCCAGCCTGCGCATGGCCTACGGGCTCGACTGGGACGAGAAGGCATCCAGCCTGCCCTGGGCCGAGTTCGTGGCGCTGGTGTGGTCCCTCCCGCGCGACACGCCCATGGGCGCGCGCATCTACTACCGCAACAACGACAACCGCCCGAAGCGGGCGAAGAACAACGCGAACAAGGCGGAGATGGAGGAGTTCGACCGCCTGCACCGCGCCTTCGCGCTTAAGAACAACAAGAGAACAGGCTCACACGACAGCGCGGAAGCGTCCAACCAGGCCATGAACGACCTGGCGCGGGCGCTCCACGCCAAGATGGGGTGAGCTGAATGGCCGACGGCCGCGTGATCATCGAGGCCATCCTCGATACCGTCAACGTACAGAAGAACGTAAAGAACCTGGGCAAGCAGCTGGACGGCATCAGCTGGAAGAACATCGCCGCCGGCGACGAGAAGGCCCAGGCGCTGGCCGGCGCGTTCAAGGGCGCGGGCGTGGCGTGCACCGCGAGCCTCACCACGCCCATCGTGGCGGCGGGGCGCGCGGCGTTCTCGGTGGCGTCCGACTACGAGAGCGCCACCAGCCGCATCCAAGCGGCCTTCGGCGTCACGCGGGCCGAGGCCGAGCGCTTCAGCGGCATAGGCAAGACCATCTACGAGAACGGCTGGGGCGCCAGCCTGGACGAGGTGAACGACGCCCTCATCCAATGCAAGTCCACCCTGCGCGACGTGTCGGACGAGGACCTGGGCACGGTCACCACCAACGCCCTCATGCTGTCGCAGACGTTCGGCGCGGACGTCAACGAGTCCATCCGCGGCGTGAACGCGCTCATGGAGGGATTCGGGTTGACCGCCGACGAGGCAACCGACCTCATGACGGCGGGCATGCAGCGCGGCCTGAACTACACCGACGAGCTGGGCGACAACCTGTCAGAGTACTCGGTGCGCTGGGGCGAGGCCGGCATGAGCGCCAGCGAGTACTTCAGCCTGCTTGAGGCGGGCACCTCCAACGGCGCGTACAACCTCGACAAGGTGGGCGACTACCTCAACGAGTTCCTGACCGCGCTCAGCGACGGCCGCATGGAGGAGTCCATCGGCCAGTTCTCGGAGGGCACCCAGCAGGTCTTCGAGAACTTCAAGAGCGGCGGGGCCACCGCCGAGGATGTGCTGCAGGCCGTGCTCGGGGACCTCACGCAGATGCCCAACGAGTACGACAAGGCCGCGTTGGCCTCCACCCTGTGGTCCTCCCTGGGCGAGGACAACGCCATGGGCATGATCGAGAGCCTGGCGGGCGTGCAGGACAGCTTCGGCGACGTGGGCGGCGCGGCAGAGGACGCGGCGTCGGCCGCATCGGACAACTTCGAGACCAAGGCCATGACCGCCGTGCGCGACCTGCAGGGGGCCATCGAGCCTTTGGGCGGCGTGCTGCTCAATCTCATGGAGCCCGTCACCGAGGTGGCCGGCGCGTTCGCGCAGTGGCTGGGAGGCATGGACCCGCAGGCGCAGATGGCCGTGGTGGCCCTGCTGGGCATCGTGGCGGGCATCGGCCCCGTGCTCGTCGGCGTGGGCAACCTCGTGGGGTCCGTGAAGCAGATAGCGTCCACCTTCGAGACGGTGGGCAAGGTCGGCAGCTCCGCGCTGGACCTCATCACCAAGCACCCCATCATCGCGTTCATAACGCTCATCGTGGCCGCCGTGGTCACCCTGTGGAACACGAACGAGGACTTCCGCAACGCCGTCATGGCCATCTGGGACGCCATCGGGCAGGCCTTCAAGACCGCCGTGGACGTGGCCGGGCAGGTGGCGGACTCCATCGCGCAGTTCTTCACAGGTCTGGGCGAGACCCTGGGCGGCGTCTGGGACGGCATCGTGGCCGCTGTGGGCGCGGCAGTGGACGGCATCGCGCAGTTCTTCCAGGGCCTTGCCGAGACGGCGCAGGCCGTGTGGGACGGCATCTGCAACGCCGTGCAGGTGGCCGTGATGCTGCTGGGCTCCATCCTGAGCCTGGCCGTGGACGTGCTGCTCATCCCGTGGAACTTCATCTGGGAGAACTTCGGCGAGACGCTGACCGCCACGTGGGAGACCATTTGCACGGCGGTGCAGGAGGCCATCACCGCGGTGCAGACGGTCATCACCACCGTGATGGACGCGGTGAGCGCGTGGTGGTCGGGCGTGTGGGAGGCCATCGGCGCGGTGGCGTCCGCCGTGTGGGAGACCATCGTGGCCGCCGTCACCGCGTACATCGGATACGTGCAGACCATCATCAGCACGGTGCTGTCCATCATCCAGTTGGTGTGGTCCACCGTGTGGGGCGTCGTGAGCTCCACGGCGTCGGCCATCTGGTCGGCCATAAGCGGCGCGGCCTCCGCGTTCATCTCCTCCGTGCTGTCCGTCATCCAGTCGGTGCTGTCCACCATCCAGGGCGTGTGGTCGGCCATCTGGTCGGCCGTGAGCTCCACGGCATCCAGCATCTGGAACGGCATCAAGTCGGCCATCGGCTCCGCCGTCAACGCCATCAGCTCCACCATCAGCAGCGTTTTCAGCGCGGTGAGCGGCACGGTATCGAGCATCTGGAACGGCATCGAGTCCACCATCACCGGGGCCATCGACGGCGCGAAGAACACCGTGAAGAGCGGCCTGGACGCCATCAGCGGGTTCTTCTCTGGCCTGAGCCTGTCCTTCCCGCACATCAGGCTGCCGCACTTCAGCATCTCGGGAGACTTCAGCCTGAACCCGCCGAGCGTGCCAAGCTTCGGCATCGAGTGGTACGCGAAGGGCGGCGTCTTCAACGGCGCGACCATCGCCGGCATCGGCGAGGCGGGCCCCGAGATGGCCCTGCCGCTCAACCCGCGCAGCATCGCCCCGTTCGCCAGGGAGATCGCGGGCTTCATGCCGCAGGGCGCGGGGCAGGTCGTGTACCAGTTCGGCGACATAAACGTGAACATGAGCGAGCTTCGCGACCTGGCCACGCTGGAGGACTTCGTGGACCTCGTGCTGCAGGCCAAGCGCGCGAACCCGACGAGAACGAGAGGATAGAGGAGCATGGCCAAGGGATTTTGGGGAAATGCGAGCGGCCCCGACGCGAAAATGTACGCCTACGTCGAGTTCCGAACCTCCGCGCAGGAGGAGGGCCGCGCATGGGTCCAGTACAAGCGGAGCTGCTACGTCGACAGCGGCAACTTCGGCGGCACCATCGTGGACACCTCGTGGGGCGGGCGCCTGCGGCTGTACGGCACGGGATGGTACGGCGACAGCGGGTGGCAGGACTACGGCTGGGTCGGCTACGGCGGCAGCGCGCACGTGAGCGCGTCCGTGTGGTACCTGGGCTGGTCCAACACCCACTACAACAGCTCCGTGGACGCATGGTACAGCCCGGACGTGCCGACGTGGAAGCCCAACAACGTCATGAGCCAGGTGGCAGTCCTCCGAAGCGACGGAACGGTGCTGGTGACGTGGCGCAGCAACACGACCGACGCGCGCCCATACGACGGCGTGTACGTCGACGTGTCCATAGACGACGGCGAGTACGAGCTGGCCGAGGACTGCGGCGGAGACGTCACGGCGTACACGTACCAGACTGAGCCGAACCGCCTGTACAAGTTCCGAGTGCTGCCGCACAACAGCGCGGGGAACGCCCCCGCGCACCAGTACACGAACGCAGTGGCAACGACGCCGAACGCACCGAAGTCCGCGAGCGTGGCGCGCGATTCCGACACGCAGAACACGCTGTCCATCGTGCCAGGAAGCCCATGCGCCGGTCTATACCTGGCGCACGACGTGCAGCGCCAGATGGACAGCGGCGCATGGTCGGACTTCGGCGCCATCGAAGCGGCGGGCAGCACGAAGGTGGACCGCTCGACGAGCGCGAACCATTCGTGGCGATACCGCGTGAGAAGCCGCAACGCCGCGGGCGCTTCAGCGTGGGTCGAGACCAGCACCGTCTACAACACCCCGTGCGCTCCGGGCAAGCCGAAGATGTCCCGCGTGTCCGACACCAAGGTGAAGGGCGCCTTCGAGAACGGGGCGAACACCGCAACGGGCACCGAGATAGAGCGAAGCCCGGACTTGGAAATGTGGACGGCGGTCCGCACCACGCAGGGCAAGGCGACTGACTTCGAGGACGACCCCGGCGGCGGCACGTGGTACTACCGCGCTCGCAATGTATGCGGAGACCTCGTGAGCGCATGGGTCGAGTCGGACGGCATCGTGACCATCTGCGCGCCCGCAGCCCCCACGATCACGTCGCCATCAAGCTCGCAGGTCATCCCGAAGACGCAGGCGAGCATAACGGTGGCGTGGCGCCACAACCCCATCGACGGCTCAGCGCAGACGGCCGCCCAGTGGCGATGGAGCACGGACGGCGGCGCGACGTGGCATGTGGCTGATGTGGACGGCGGCGCGTCCTCCGCCTCCTTGGACAACTCGTTCGCAGTCAACGCCAAGCTGACCGTGCAGGCCCGCACCAAGGGCGCCCATGCGGACTTCGGCCCGTGGTCGGTCGCCGTATCGACGTACGTGCGGCAGGTGCCGACGGTGACCATCGAGGAGCCGGGCAACGGCTTCACAATCGAGAACACGCCGGTGCACGTGCGCATCGCCTACAGCGACCCGAGCGGCGCCATGGCTGCGGGCACGCTGACGGTGAGGGACGCCGACGGCGCAGCCGTGTACTCGCGCGACCTCATGGGCGGACTGGAGTTCGACGTGCCAGCGGGCGAATGGCTGCCGAGCGACGGCGCGAGCTACGCGCTGGCAGTCACCGTGCGCTCCAGCTCCACGCTGCAAGGTTCCGCCTCGCGCTCCGTTTCGGTCAAGTACGTGCTGCCCAGCGTGGCCATCGCCGACGCCGTGCCCGACCCCGAGACGGGATACGTGGCGGTGACCGTGCGCGAGGGCCGCACGGACTCCGCCGTTGCCATGGAGTCGTGCAGTCTGTGGCGCAACGTGGACGGCGCGCGCACGCTGCTGGCCGAAGGCCTGGCGGACGGCTCCCGCGTGGTGGACCGCTACGCGCCGCTGAACACCGACTACAGCTACGAGACCGCCAGCTTCGCGGACTCGGGCGCAGTAAGCGGGGCCAGCTTCCCCGGGCGCTTCGAGTCGGCGCGCCTGTTCGTGTACTGGAGCGGCGGGGTGGCCAGCGGCATGTACAACGCCTCCGACAACTTTAGCGTGAAACCGTCGTTCGACACCTTCGAGATAGCGGGGCGCGGGCTGCCCGTGGCGGTGGCGCGCGAGTACGTGGAGGAGCCGCACGACGTCGCCGTGAAGCTGCGCAGCCGAGAGGAGGCCATGGCGTTCTACCGGGCCGTGCGCAGCTGCGAGCCGATGGTGTTCAAGACGCTGTACGGCTTCGTGTTCCACGGCATGGCCAGCGCGAAGTTCGAGCCGAGCCTGGGCGACGCCGAGGGCTCGTGGGAGGTATCGCTGGACGTGACGAGGATATGGGGCGAGGCGCTATGAGGTGGCACGGCAACAGGTTCGACGAGCGGTGGACCTTCCGCCGCGTGAAGTGGCCGGGCATGGAGGAGGCCGAGGACTACTGGCAGATCACGGGCGGCAAGTCCAGCGAGAGCCAGTTCAAGGACCTCAAGGCAACGGGCAGCATCGACTTCGAGGGGGCCGAGGTGCCCGACGACAACGACCCCGTGCGCGTGTACTACGGCTTCACCAACCAGTGGGGCGAGACGTGGGAGGGGCCGGTGCTCACGGGCTTCCTGGAGTTGAGCAAGACCGAGCGCAGCGGCGCGGGCGTGTCCGGCAGCGGCAGCGTCAGCGGCATGCTGTGCGTGGCCGCAGACACCGGCCCCGGCGCGCCGCTGACCGTCCCCGAGGGCACGGCGGCGGTGGAGGCGGCGGCGGGCTACCTGCGGGCGCTCGGGCTGGCGGTCAACGCCGCCCCGAGCGCCTACAGACTCGCGGGCGCGCACACCTTCGACGCGCAGGACACGTGGCTGGCCATCGCCAACTGGCTGCTGACCGCCGCGAACTTCGGTAGCGCCACCACAGACGCGTGGGGCACCGTGCAGATGCAGCCCTACGTGGAGCCGACCGAGCGCGAGCCGACCTGGACGTTCCGCGACGACGAGACCGCGTTCTTCTTCCCCAAGGTGACGACCTCCGACAACCGCGCGGACACGCCCAACGTGGTGCGCCTGTGGTACGAGGGCGACGCGGCGGGCCTCATGGCCGAGGCGCGCAACGACGACCCCCGAAGCCCCGCAGGCACCGTGCAGCGCGGCCGCGAGGTGCTGCTGTGCGAGACGGTCACCGAGCTGTCCGGCGACACGCCCGCGAAGATGCTGCAGGCGCTGGAGGAGCTGGCCGCCAAGCGTCTGGCCGACAACTCCACGCGCATCGAGTACGCGGAGGTGCAGTGCCTGTTCGTGCCAGCGCAGGTCGGCGAGTGCGGCCTGCTTGACTACACGAGGGCGGGCGCGACGTTCACGGGCGGCATCACCGCCAAGGACGTGGACTTCGGACACGGCGGCGAGACCACCGTGACCATGCGCCGCCTCCTGCGGCCCGACTTCAAGACCACCACGAGCAGCAAGGCGGTGTGGACAGATGAGCAGTAGGGCGATGCTGGCCGACGAGCTGGCCGAGGCCCTGTGGCCGATCCAGGGCGAGCGCGAGTACCACACGCGCGCGCCCGTGGCCAAGGTAGACGGGGCGACCGCCTACGTGCGCCTGCGCGGGGCGGCCGAGCTCACGCCGTGCAGCGTGCTGGCGGGGGCCGCCCCGAAGGCGGGCGACCTGGCGCTGGTTCTGGCCATGCCGTCGGGCTGCGTGGTGCTCGGGACCATCCAGAGATAGCAAGAGAGAGGAGAGCGAATGAGGGAGATTATCACGCTGGACCTGCAGAAGTCCGCCACGCAGTTCATGCCCGTGGTGAGCCTGCGGGCGCGCCGCGGGGACTCGCGCAGCCTGTCGCGCACGTTCCAGGTGCTTAACGACGGCGAGCCGGTGAACCTGGCCGACTGCACCGTGAGCTTCATGGCGGAGAACGCGGCGGGCAGCCCGGTGATGGAGGAGGTGGAGCAGAAGGGCCAGGACGGCCAGTTCACGTACCGCTTCCCCGACGCAGTGGCGGCCAAGCGCGGCACCATCACCATGGCGTACTTCCGCGTGGTGGGCGAGGACTACACCGCGTCCACCAACAGCCTGCGCATCGAGGTGCTGGACAACGTGGACCTGACCAACGAGGTCACGGGCGCGTACACGCCCATGCTGGACCGCATCATCGAGCAGTCCCAGGAGATGGCGGCCAACGCCAACGAAATCACGCGCCAGGCGACCGCCGCCATCAACTCCTGCACGGCCATCACGGAGAAGGCCACGGCGCAGGAGCAGGCGCGCGTCGAGGAGGAGGCGCGGCGCGTGGTGGCAGAGGCCGACCGCGCGAGCAACTACAGCCGGAAGATGGCCGAGTGGGAGAAGGCAGTGCTCGGCCTGACCAACGGAATCTGCGTCAACGACAAGGGCCAGCTGTGCGTGGCCGTAGCGAAGGGATAGAGACATGGCAGACAGCGAAGTGAAGTACCCCATCATCACCGACGACACGGGCCGCGCCATCGCGGGCGCGCTGCAGGCGCTGGCGCACGGCAAGGTGGCCGAGCTGAAGACCGACTGGGACGGGCTGGCGCGCATGAGCCGCGACGGCCTGGCGCCCTACGTGCTCGGCATCGGCGACCAGATCACTTCCAAGTGGACCGACCCGGACGGCGGCACCGCCTACGACGTGGCCAACGACGTGTGCCACTTCCCCGCCGAGCTGGAGCTGCAGGACGGCGAGAAGCTGCCCGGCACCATCCTGCAGTGGCACTACACCCTGCCCTTCGGCACGCAGTTCGACCAGAAGGAGGCCTTCTGGTACTGCGAGGCCGCGCTGACGGCCGGCACCTACAACCTGACCATGGGCGCCTCGTGGGGCACCAACGTGGTCAAGGGCAAGACCTACCAGTTCACGCTCGCCAAGGACGTGCCGAAGGGCGGCGTGCTGGCCGGCATGGAGTACGCGCCGGACCGCGACCCGGGCACGTGGCAGGTCAAGTCCTACAAGACCGTGAGCGACGCCGACCCCATCGAGACGGTGGGCATGAGCGAGGGCGCGCAGGGCACGAGCCTGGGCACCATCGGCACCAAGCCGGACGGCAACATGAACAGCATCTACCGCTGCGCCTACGGCTACAACCGCTGGAGCCAGTCCGCGCTGCGCCAGTACCTCAACGGCAAGGGCACGAACTGGTGGAAGCCGCAGAACAAGTGGGACCGCCCGCCGGAGTACGTCGGCAAGCACGGCTTCCTGGACGGCATCCCCGAGGCCGAGCTGGCCGTCATGCGCCGCGTGAAGGTCGTCACCGGCGTGCCCTACTGCGAGGAGGGCACCGACAGCGAGCCGGTGCTGGACACCACCTACGACCTCGTGTTCCTGCCGAGCATGGAGGAGCACTTCCTGGAGCTCGGCGAGTCCGGCATGAAGGGCAAGGAGGGCGAGGCGTGGGAGTACTGGGCGCGCGTCGCGCAGTCCCCGACGCCGCTGGCGCTGTGGCAGACGTGGCCGCAGCTGATCACGTACGCCATCAACGGCAAGACCAGCCCGCAGTACGTCTGGGCGCGTTCCGCTAATCGCGGCAACGGCAACTACACGTTCGTCGTGTACGCGTCGGGCGGCGTCGACGGCTACTACGGCGCGCAGTACGCGCTGCGCTGTGCTCCCGCCCGCGCCATCTAGCCATCGATGCCAATCCGGGGCGGGCCACCGCCCGCCCCCTGTTCGAAAAGGAGGCCGCTTTGTCGGTACCTAAAAGGTTGAGGAAGAAAAGCAAGCTCGAAGTGTTCGTGAACGCCTGCGACCTCGTGGAGTACGTGCTGAAGATCACGGCGAACGAGAAGGTGTTCAAGCCGGAGCAGTCCGCCGTCACGGACAAGATAAAGGCGGCGGCGCTCGACATAGCGCGCTTCATATGGTGTGCCAACAGCATCCGCGTGCGCCAGGACGCGCAGCTGTACGCCGAGCGGCGCCGCCTGCAGGACATGGCCATGACGTGCTGCCGCGAGCTGCTTTTCCTCATCGACCTCGCATGGGACGTCATGCACCTGTCTGAGCGCCGAGCCGTCTACTGGGTCGGCAAGACAATGGACCTGCGAGACGAGATAGCCGCATGGAGGGCATCCGACGCCAAGAGATACGGGCGTCTGTGATAGCCGGGGCCGCGGCTGTACAGCGCGTCTGGACGCGGTCCGCTTATCGCTACTGCGGCTCCTGCACGTTCATCGTGTACGCGTCGGGCTACGTCAGCGGCTACAACGCGCAGTACGCGCTGCGCTGTGCTCCCGACCGAACCGGCGAAAGCCCCACCGAAGCCTGCGGCGCAGCCGCGGAGCGGGGCGAAACCGGCGCGGGGAGCCGCGACCCCGAGCCCGAGAGGGCCGAACAACGCCGGGGCGACGCCGACGCGGCTGGAACGCGGGCGGCTATCGTGCGCCCCGGACCCACACCCGAACTGGAACCCGGCGAGCTGAACGGCGTCGTCGGGTTCTACGCCTTGAGGGAGAGCGCGAAGAAGTGCAGGCGCGGCGTCATATGGAAGGGCAGCGCCGCCAGCTACATGCTGAACCTGTCAGAGCGCACGCTGGCCATGAGCCGCAAGCTGCAGGCGGGCACGTTCAGGTGCGGGCCCACGCGGGAGTTCTACGTGACGAGGCCCAAGCGCCGCACCATCGTGAGCGTGGGCTTCGCCGACCGCGTGTTCCAGCGCAGCCTCAACGACAACAGCATCTACCCCCGCATGGTGCGCGGCTTCATATCGGACAACGCGGCATGCCGGAAGGGCAAGGGCACCGACTACGCCCGCGAGCGCCTGAAGGAGTTCATGCGCCGCCACTACCGCAAGAACGGGCCGAACGGCTGGGTATGCCAGATGGACGTGGCGGGCTACTACCCGAACATGCGGCACGAGACGGCCGAAGCGGCATTCGCCCGCAAGCTGCCGCCCGAGATCATGGCCATGGCCAGGGCGGTCATGCGGAACCAGTACCCGGGCGAGGTCGGCTACAACCCGGGCAGCCAGATGATACAGATAGCCGGCATCAGCGTGCTGGACCCGCTCGACCATATGGCGAAAGACCGCATGGGCATCAGGAACTACGTCAGGTACATGGACGACGCCGTGGCCATCTTAGCCACCCGCGAGGAGGCCGAGCGCGCCCTGGAAGCGTTCGGCGACACCCTGCATAACCTGGGTTTCGAGCTGAACCCCAAGAAGTCGTGCATCTACCCGCTGCGGGACGGCGTGCCGTTCCTGGGCTTCGACTTCCACCTGACCGACACGGGCAAGGTCCTCATGTTCGTGAAGCCGTCGAACGTCAAGGAGATGAGGCGGCGCATAGCGAAGATGGCGAGGCTGAGCCGCAAGGGGCGCATCATGCGCGCTGAAGTGGACGAGAGCTACCGAGCATGGCGCAACCACGCGGGCAAGGGCGACAGCTTCAGGCTCATCAGGCGCTGCGACGCCTGGTACAAGGAACTATGGAAGGAGCACCGATGCTAGACATCAAGAAGGCGCCCGACGACCTCGCCGCCTCCCGCCGCCAGGAGAACCTGGAGAGCAAGGCGGAGCGCCAAGAGGCGCTGATGGAGCTCGTCGCGGCATGCGCAGACGTTGAGCTGCCAGGCGATGACGAAGACGACAGCATGCCGGGGGAGGTGGAGTAGATGGCCGTGAAGCTGAGCCGATACGCCCGGCGCGTCCAGAAGTGGTACCTGGCGGGCTTCTACAACGACGAGAGCCTGGAGCAGCTGCTGCAGGCGGGCAAGATCACCAAGAAGGAGATGGAGGCCATCAAGGCGTCCAAGAAGGAGTAGGCGTGGAAATTCTGGAGCTGTTCGCGCCGTACGGCCCGGGGTGGCTCGGCGGCGTGCTCCTGGCGCTCATTTTGTTCTACTTCGGCCGGCAGTTTCTGGAGGAGTTCAGGAAGCAGAACGAGCGCAAGGCCGGCCTGGACGTGAAGCGCGAGGAGCGCAAGCAGGCCGAGGTTGCCGAGCGCGCGCAGCGCGACCGCGAGCGCTCGCAGATGGAGGGCCGCATCGCCGCGCAGATGGAGCGTAGCAACTCGCTCATGGAGGCCATGAAGACGCTCATGGAGTCCGTGGCCACATCCAACGAGGTGTTGCATGCCGACCTCGCCAACAGCCAGGCGCGCAGCCAGGGCATGGCGGCCAAGGTGGACCATATCTGCGACCGCGTGGACCTGCTGTACGACAAGGAAGCAAGCAACTAAAGGAGAGAATCATGACAATCATGCAAGCCGGGGCGGCCATCGTGCTGTCCCTCGTCGTGCCGTTCGCGGTGCAGCTCATCAAGACCGAGGCAATGACCGGCAAGGCGGCCCGCTGCCTTGCGCTGGCGTGCTCGCTTCTCGCGGGCGTCGTGACCGGCTTCGTGGGCGGCGTGCCCGCAGACCCGGGCGCGTGTGTCACGTGCGCGTTCGCCGTCGTCGGCGGCGTGCAGGCCGCCTACACGCTTTTCAAGTCCGTCGGCTTCACCAGCAAGTGGCTTGACGCTCTGCTGGGCGTGACCGTAGGCGGGAAGGAGTAGCCATGGGCAGCGTGAGCAAGATGGTTTCGTTCGTGAAGGAATGGTGCGCGGACGACTCGCACGGATACAGCCAGAACAACCGCTGGGGGCCGGACTGCGACTGCTCCAGCCTGATGTACATGGCGGCGGCGCACGCAGGCTACGACGTGCCGACCAGCGGCACGCGCTACACCCGCACCATGGTGCGCGACTTCACGGCTGCTGGCTTCCAGGCCGTGCCGTTCGACGGCAACCTGTACGACTGCGAGCCGGGGTGCATCGCGCTCAACGAGGCCAACCACGTGGAGATGTTCACCGGCTGGGGGCAGCTGGGCGGCGCTCACATCGACGAGCACGGCGGCGTGCAAGGCTGCTGCCAAGGCGACCAGACCGGAAACGAGGTGTCCGTAGGCCCGGCGTACACGCCCAGCTACGGATGGGACTACATCCTGGTGCCGCCTACGGACTCCGGTGACGGCTTTACACCGGTGCCGACCGAAGGCAAGCCCGTGGTGCCGGAGTACCGCATTTACAACCGCGAGAGCGGTTGGCTGTCGTGGATGACGGGCTTGAACTGCGCGTGCCCATGCGGAGACGACTTCGCCGGTGAACCCGGCTGCTACGCGTACGACTTCGAGGCGCGCAACCTCGGGCCGGGCGGCTGGTACAAGATCATCCGCGCCGACGGCTCCGAGTCCGTCAACGCGTCGGGCAACACGGACAGCCCCATCGTCGGCATCGAGGGCTACTACGACACGCCCGACCCGAACGCCACCGGCTACTGGAAGCTGTACTACCAGGCGCACTGGCTGGGCGCGGAGCCCGGCTGGGGCAAGTGGGAGTACGACGACGAGGACGGCGGCGCCGGCAAAGACGCGGACAGCCCCATCGACATGCTGCGCATGACCATCCGAAAGGCGTAGCCATGGCGCGCCGCAAAGACGCTGGCAAGGGCCCCGACTTCGAGAACGCGATGTGGGTGCTGTGGGCGCTGTCCGTGCTCGCGCTGCTGGCCATGGCCATCGTGTCCGCATCCGGCCTCGCCATCCAGGCATCGGAGGCGCAGGAGGTGCAGGTATCGCCAGCCCGCACCGACGGCCCCATCTACGACCTGCCAGAAGGCATCGGCCAGGAAATCGTATGCGACGAGCACAACCGCGAGTACCTGCTGCTGACCACCGAGCAGGGCGGCGTGTTCCTCATGCCGTACCTCGACGAGAACGGCGAGCAGGAGATCATGCCCCAAGCATAGGCAGGCGCACCGCCGCGACGAAACCCCAGGCCGTGACGTGCACCATGGTGTTCGCTATAAGTAGCGAGTGCCCCGCCAGTCGACAGTTACGCGAACCCCCATCAGATTCAGCCTGGTGGGGGTTCTTTTTTATGCCGTCGAACGAGAACGCGACGCGCATCTCCCCCGCCTCCCTGTTGAGCACGACGCGGTCCACGAACAGGCGCACGGCCTCCAGAGGGTCGGAACGGCCCATGAGCCTGCGCACCCAGAACTCCGCCCGCTCCTCGTCGACCATGGCGCACGACAGCTCCATCTCCGCGAGCGACGCCTCAAGCTCCTCTCTCTCGTCGGCCAGCTGCCCGAGCTTGGCGGCCACCGCGTCGACCGCCCCGGTCTTTGCCGCGAGGTCGACCACGCGCGACTGCTCGCGCGCGTTCTGCTCCAGCCGCTTGCGCGTCGCGTCCGCGGCGGCGATGGAGTCGGCCATCTCCTCGGCCTGCGCGGCCATCACCATGGCCACGATGGCCTCCACCGCGTCGTCGTCCGCGGCGATCACGTCGGCGGCGGCCTTGGCCACGGCGTCCTCCAGCACGTGCTGCGGCACCTGGTGGCCCGTCGCCGGGCAGCGGTAGTACGTGTACTTGCGGCCGGACTTCCCGTGGCCGCTGCTGGACTGGTAGCGGTGGCCCTCCGCGTCGAACAGCTTGCCCGAAAGCAGGTACTCCATGGTGCTGCGCCTCCTCCTCGCGCGGGCGGCGAGCATCCCCTGCACGCCCTCGAACAGCTCGCCGTCGACTATGGCGGGCATGCCGTCCTCCACGCGCGTCTGCCCGTAGCTGTACACGCCCCGGTACTTCTCCAGGCGCAGGCTTTTGCTGATGAACCCGACGGACAGCGGCTTGCCCATCTTCGTGCGCGCCTCCGGCATGGCCGCCGCTATCTCGGGCATGCTCGCGCCGTCCGCGTACATGCGGAACATGCGGCGCACCACGGCGGCCTCCTCCTCGTTCACGTGGTAGTAGCCGTCCTCGCCGAGGTCGTAGCCGTACGTGCGCACGCCGTTGTGCTTGCACTTCATGGCGTTGCCCAGCTGGCCGCGCTTGACGTTCTCGGCCAGGGCCACGCTGTAGTACTCGGCCAGGCCCTCCAGCATCGACTCCAGCAGGATGGACTCGGGGCCGTCGCCGACGGCCTCCGTGGCGCTGCGCAGCTCCACGCCGCAGCGGCGCAGCTTGGCCTTGTACACGGCCGCGTCGTAGCGGTTTCGCGCGAAGCGGTCCAGCTTGTACACGTACACGACGTCGAACAGGCCGCGGCGCGCGTCGGCGACCATGCGGAGGAACCCGTCGCGTCCACGCTAAGGCGCTCCGCAAGGCTCGTTCCCACCTTGCCGCAGCCGACAATTATTATTTTCATGGCATAGTTCCCTTTTCAGAAATAGTATACAAGCTATTATACTATTTTCGCCCGGAATCTACAATACCTGCGTTAAAAAGAAAACAGCCCGTGCCGACCCATCAGCTCGGGCGGCAGGAGCTGTCTTTACGATCAGAACAAGCCGTACTGTCAAAAGGAACTGTACTGTCAGAAGAAGCTGTACGGTCAAAAGGAACTGTACGGTCAGAAGAAGCTGTACGGTCGGGTTTTGCCTCTCCGGCAGAACACTCCCGACAGCCGGAACAGCCCGAACAGCCGCAGCAGCCTTTTCCCTGTTTCTTCTGTCTTCTTTTGTACCACATTGCCGCTACGGCAGCTCCTGCGATCACGATGATAAGGATCCAATCCCCGATATTCATGATATATTTCCCCCCGTAAATTAAAATTACAGCTTATCTCATTTTTGCCCAATTATAAGGCGGCTCCCTGCAAAAGTCAACCAGCCAAAAACACATGCCAAAATATAAAGAACTACTTGAATTTCACGGCGTTACGGCATACAATCATCTTATGCTGTAAATTAAATATACAATCAGGAGGCTTTTACT